TGAGTTTTGTCTCCATGTCATCAAGTTTTTCTACCATGCTCTCAAGAACATCATATTTATCTTCAGGGATTGATACATAATGTGCTTCAAAAAGACCCTTCATTCCTTCAAGGAATGATTCGGTCATTTCGGTCTTAAGACCGTATTCAACTGCGAGTTGGTTTTCTGTGAACCACTCATCAGCAACATACTCAAGATAAGAATCAACTCTCTCTTCGAGAGCCTCTTTAATTTCAATAACTTCTTCTACAAGTCTTTCTTCGTATTGCGCTTCGAGTGCTTCTTTGATTTCTCCGACTTTAGCAGTCAGAGCAGCCTCAAAGATTGTCTTAGCTCTTTCTTTAAACTCTTCGGAGAGTTCCTCATCACCGATAATAGCATTGACATCTTCTTCAATGTCATACTCTTGAGTTTCTTCCTCGGAGATTTCCTCTTCAGAGATTTCCTCGTCAGAGATTTCCTCGTCAGAGATTTCCTCTTCGGAGACTACTTCGAGATCTTCTTCCTCTTCGGTTTCTTCCTTCACACCAGCAGGCATTGAATCTGCTGCTTTTGCACCCTTAGTTACAACATCCTTAACTTGTGAAAGGGTTTTTCCTGGAGTCTTCAGCTTTGCTGAATCATCATCGGACTTGTAATTTTCTGGGGTAGGTCCACCCAGATCCTCATAAGAACCGGCAATTGAAGTATCCATTGGATCCCCCGCTTTTGCACCAGCATTAACGGCGGTTTTGGATTGCTTAGTGCCTACTTCCATTTCTTGTAAATCTCCACGAGACATTTGAACTCTCCGTTTAACCTTAGTTTTAAACTATATTTATTTATAAATTAAAGATTTGCGAGAAATTCGTTGAATAAGTTTAACTTATTCTCCTCCAATCTCTTTTGGTCTACTAACGTATTGATTGTACGTTTAGTTTGCTCAGCAACCTTTTCCCTCAAAATTCCACCATCCCACACCCATTCCTTTCCTTCCATAATTCCCTGGACAAAAGCATCAGGTGCTGAAGGGTCTGCAACGATATCGGCAGCAGTTGCGAGCATAAAGTCTTCACCAACTTCTTTGTACCCACCTTTGATATTTTCTCTTAATGATCCAATACCACGAGAAGAAACACCTAAACAAACACCTTCTTTTAACAAAGATTCTGCAATTTTTCCCATTGGTGTAGAGAGAATCTGTGCTTTACCTATGAAGTTATTTCCTTCACGTTGAAGTTGAACAATCTTGTGAGAAACTCTGTCAAGATTTACTGTTGGACCATCTGGGTGCCCAAGTTCACCTAAAGCACGTCCTTTGTTTACGTATTGTTCGGTGTAACGTTGCACTTCTCTTTCCATAATAGAAAGAGGGTACATACGGCCATTGCGATTTACGCATTCTGCTTGGAGAAATGGTCCCTGAATGTAAAGTTTCTGGTTTTTGCCAGTTCCTTCAACAAGAACTTCTACTTTTTCGATTTCTTCTCTGATGAGTTTCATGTCTTTAGTTAGTAAATCCTACTTTTGCTGCTTTAATTGATGATGAAGACCAAATAACATCAGTTGGAAGCTTTTCCAAAAACTCTACAGAGTTTCCGGGCATAGTAAAATAGTTGGTAGTTGCTGCACCAACAATCGTTGAAACTCCAACGGTGATAATCCCAGAAGTATCATTATGAAGTCTTACACAAGTTGCATTGCTGATACTTGTAGCAGCACCAGCAGTTGCACCAGTAGCAACTTCAGTTTCAATTATCTTAGTTCTTTGCATTTTTATGATAAAGTCCTATACTTTTTATTTATGATTCTTCGTATTCTTCAGTATCTTCTAATTCAATTTCTTCAGATTCATCGGATCCGAAAAGTGAACTTGCAGTATATGGTTTAAAAGAATCTACTCTTTCTGCTGCCTTTGCAAATAAAAGATCTTTGATTTTATCACTAATTTGAGATGGACTCTCATCAGTGGTAATCATATCCATTAATTCATCCATGATTGTAATCAATAGTATTCTGAGTTATTTATTAAATTTCTCCACCTTTAGGAATTTCTACCGATTTTTCATCGCCCTTTAGATCTGGTTCCATAACTGGTTGTCCTAAATCCATTGTTGATGATCCTTCTACTGGTTGTCCTGTTGTAGGATCAATTTGTATTTGAGAAGGATCTGGAATTACTCCATCCTTTATTTCTTTTTTAATTAATGCATCTTGTTCGATGATTTCCTGATCAGTTTGACGAAGAACTCTTCTTCTCAAATAATCTTGAGAGAAGTATTTGCCAACATAAGGTTCTGCAGTTGCTGCCAAACTCAATCTTTCATTTAACAACTCAGCATCTTTTAATTCTGAAAAGTGATTATCGTAGAGGAAATCATATTGAATATGCTCATTCATAATCTCCCAATCTTCTGGAGTAATAATATTTTTGAGAATTAATTGAGTTCTCAACATATCATTAAACATATTTGAGAATCTTTTTCTCAAACGTCCGACAAACTTACTAAACTTAAGTTCATCTCTTAAAATTTCAGAAGATCTACCAAGATTAAAACCACCTTCTCCACCAATTCTGGTTGGGGGAACATTTAAAGCCTTATAGAGTTTTTCTTGGAAATATTTGATATCTGTGATTTCTCCAAGATTCTGACCTCCTGGGAGTGTAGAGATTTCAGTTCCTCTACCACCTTCACGGCGAGGAAGCCAGAAATCCTCAAGCATACTCATGTATTTCTTATCATCACGAATCTCGCCAGTGTTAGCATCATAAACCAACTTATTGCGATATCTCATCATTACATCTCTGAGATATTGTTCTGCCTTTACTTTTGGAAGATTGCCAACGTCAATGTAGAAAATACGACGTTCTGGTGCTCTTGATAATCTGTAGATTACTAGAGAGTCCTCAATCATTCTGAGTTGATTGAGTGCCTTAATTGCTTTATGAAGATATGAAAGTGTTGATCCTTTATTTCTATCTACAAGACCTGAAGTGCAATATGTAATGGAGTCTTTAGACATTTTAATTCCATTATTTGCACCAGATGCAGTTGGATTTGATGTTGGGTATGCTGATTTGGGACTATAGACAAAATACTCTTCGATTTCCGGGAACTCATAATCCATTGGATTATCAGATCTCATCCTTGCAAAAGCATTACTATTATCTTTTTTCTTTTTATTCTGACGAACATAACGCATCTTAAGTGCGTCAATATAACGAAGTTCTTGAATTCCCTCGTGAGGATTCTTTAAATCGATAACTTTATGATAAAATAATCTACCATCAATATACCAATTTCTATAAATTTCGTGAGATTTTTTGTCAAAATCTAAAAGTTCTAAGATATACTTAAACTCTTCTCTGATCTTTTTCTTAATGCCATCACTTGCGTTCAGATTATCCAAGTCAATCTGAACTGGACTATCATTTGTATCTGATACAATAGCTTCATTTACAATATCTTCGATGGCACTATCGCATTCTGGGTGAAGTGCCATCTCACGATATCTTTTAATAAGATCAAATTCTGTTCTATATACACCTTCGATATCAACATAAGAACCAAAAAAACCACTACTCAAGTAGTGGTCAGTCCCATCCTCATTATTTGGAGGAACAGGACTGACTGTACTTGGTGATAGTGGTTCGTTATTCTCAATAGAGAATCCAAACAATTTTGCCATTATTAAAGATCTTATCTACTTATGATCTATTTATTATGCTCCAGTTCCAGGTGCTTCTGGGAAGTAGTATTGAACTTGGAAGTCAACTGTAAACTCTTCGATTGTGTCCGAAGAATCGTAGGAAAGATCAATTGCAGAAACTGCAGTTGGGAAAATATCGATGAAACGATATTGTGCCAAAATGTTTGCATTCTCGCCAGTAGTGTTGTTACCTTGCTGGTTTGATGGGCTTCTGCCAAGTTGATAAACAATAGCATTACCCATATAATCTGTTGGGTTGTTCAGACCAGAGTGATCTCCATACTGAGCAACGTTTTGCATCCATGCTTCAAACGATCTTCTATGTGAGAAGTTTTCATCGTTGATGATGGTTACAGTCCAAACATCAAAGGTTCTGTCTCCAGCAACTTTCAGAGTGCGACCTCTGAAAGGAACGTCAATTGATGCGACGTTTGAAGCAGGCAGAGCAGCAGCTTTGCAAAGGAAACGGAAGTTTTCCTTATCAAACTGTCCGTTTCCATCACCCTGAACACCAAGATCTACTCCTGCTGGAAAGGTTACATCAACTTCAAACAGATTGGGACGAGCACCACCACCGATCAGTTTTGATTTAAATTGTGAGATGCCTCTTGTTGGAATTTGTGCCATTTTTAGGTTCCTCCTTTAGTAATTTATAATCTAAAATCAAACTCTACCAGCAACTTCTTCGAAACTTACACCAGTTCTGGTGGCAACGAAGGTAAGTGTGACGTAGTTAATGGACTTAGCTGGTTTCAGGAAGATGTCAGCTCTGAACTCATTATTATCAATTACGTCAGGAGTGTTATTTGTTTCATCACAAATGACCAGGAATCCGTAAATACCTCTCTTTGCCTGAACATCACGGAGATAAGGTTCAACAATGTTTACAAAGTTTGCTCTCGTGATTTGATCGTTCAGTTCGAAGAGTTGTGCTTCTGCTGACTTCTGAAGTGCTTGCTCAACGGTCAGGAACAAACGACGAACATTGATTCTATCGAATGCTGATGCATATCCGAGAGCAGTTTTATCACCAAAGAGGAGAATACCAATTCCAGGTTGATTAACGATTGAGTTGATTCTTACTGGATACAGTTGATCTCTCTGTGCCTTATTTGGATTGTATGCAAGTTTGATTGCATTGTTCAGAATGCCTCTTTGCTGACCAGCAGGTGAGAACCAAGGATAAGCAAAGATTGAAGTTCTTACGCACAGACCAGCAACATCTGGGTTACAAGGAATGTAACGGAACTTATTGTTGAATCTATCGTAAGTGTACTTATATCCACTATCGAAGATTGCATAAGATGAGGATGAAAGTGGAGCAAAGAACTGAATGATATTATCAGTTTGTGTATCGGTGTTGGTGATAGGACCACCATCTCCCTGAATCAGGTCGGATCTATGTGGAGAAACAACTGCGATACAATCTTTTCTGTTATTTGCGAGAGAGATCAGATGATTTGCCTTTGCTTGGGATTCGAACTTATTTCCAAGTCCAGGACCCATGATCAGGTAATCAACTGCG